CGAGAAGGTGTTCTATCGTCAGGTATTGGAAATCTATGCACAAGTATTGACTATGATCCCAAAGCGGAGATTCAATTACATTTTTCAAAAAAGTACAGAATAAAATCCATTATGCGATTCATGGACAGACTGCGGCAGAGGTTATTTACACGAGAGCGGACGCAGAAAAAGAGTTTATGGGACTCACGACATTTAAGGGAAATCAGCCGACTTTAAAGGAAGCAGTTGTTGCAAAGAACTATCTGTCAGAGAAAGAATTGCGTTCTATGGGGCAGCTGGTATCCGGATATCTGGACTTCGCAGAGCGTCAGGCAGAACGTGAACAGGCAATGACCATGAAAGACTGGGCAGAGCATCTGGATCGGATTCTGACGATGAGTGGGGAGCAGTTGCTGCAGGGAAATGGCAGTGTATCCCATCAGCAGGCGGTCGATAAGGCAAAGGATGAGTACAAAAAATATAAGGCTCGCACGATCAGTGATGTAGAAGCGGATTACCTGAATTCGATAAAGTTGCTGGAAAAGAAAACGGATAAGAAATGATAAATCGGCCTACAAGCGAAGGAGCAAAAGAGGATGTACTATGAAAGATGAAAAGAAAAAAGTATATATTTATACCAGAGTCTCTACAGTGATGCAGGTAGATGGATACTCTCTGGATGCACAGAAATCAAGAATGAAAGCTTTTGCCGAATTTAATGGGTATGAAGTTGTCGGAGAATATGAGGATGCGGGAAAGTCCGGTAAATCGATTGAAGGACGCATTCAGTTCAATAAAATGATGGATGATATTAAGTCCGGTAAAGATGGTGTGTCCTTCGTATTGGTGTTCAAGCTTTCCAGATTCGGCAGAAATGCTGCTGATGTCCTTTCCACCTTACAGGTGATGCAGGACTTCGGTGTTAATCTGATCTGCGTAGAGGATGGCATTGATTCGTCAAAAGATGCCGGTAAGCTGATGATTTCTGTATTATCTGCGGTGGCAGAGATAGAACGTGAGAACATTCGTGTGCAGACAATGGAAGGACGTATGCAGAAAGCTAGGGAAGGAAAGTGGAATGGCGGGTTTGCCCCGTATGGCTATCAACTGGTTGATGGGAAACTGGTAATCAATGAGGAGGAAGCACTTGCAATTCGGACTATTTATGAGCAGTATACAACGACAGATATTGGTTCCAATGGAATTGCGAAGTATCTGGAGGAACATGGGATTCGAAAGATTCCTCGTCAGAACGGAAAGAACCCACTATTTGATGCACACTTGATTCGCCTGATTCTTAAAAATCCGGTATACTGCGGTAAAATTGCATATGGCAGACGCAAAATGGAAAAGGTGCATGGAACACGAAACGATTACAAGCTCGTGGAACAGGACAATTTTCTACTGGCAGACGGACAGCATGAAGCCATTATCTCAGAGGATGTGTGGCAGACTGCTCAAGTAAAATTGATAGCGCAGGCGAAGAAATATGAGCATGTCAACAAAGGAAAGGATGTATATACACATCTTCTTTCAGGTATCGTCAAGTGTCCAATCTGTGGCGCCGGTATGTATGGAAACAAGAGCATCAAGTACCGTAAGGACGGATCAAAGTATAAGGATTTCTATTATTATGGTTGTAAGCATCGAACGATGACAAGAGGACATAAATGTGATTATAAAAAACAGATCAGTGAAGAGTTGTTGGATGGTGCAGTTGCAGAAGTGATTGTAAAATTGGTTAGCAATCCGAAGTTCGCTGCTATGATGCAGGAAAAGATCAATATGAAGGTCGATACGGATGCCATTGATCAGGAAATCAGGGAAGCTGAGAAGAAACTCAGGCAGTACTATTCTACAAAGTCAAAGCTGATGGAAGAGATTGATGAGTTGGATCCGGATGAAAAGCATTATATTCAAATAAAGGCAGATCTGGATGAGCGTCTTTACAGGATGTATGATAAAATAGAATCAGCGGAATCAAAGCTGATCGAAGCTAGAGCAAAGAAGCAGTCGATTGAAGCAGAAAAGCTGACCGGAGATAATATCTATAAGGTCTTAATTAACTTCGAGCAGTTATATCATGTGACAAACGATGTCGAGAAGCGTCAGCTCATAGAGGCATTGATAGACGAGATCCAGATATATGAAGAACGCCAGCCAAATGGACAGTGGTTGAAATCTATTAAATTCAAGCTTCCGATTATATCAGAGGACATGAGTATAAGTTTGGACAATGATGAACATGCCGAAACCGTGTGTCTGCTGACGCGAAAAGCCCCGGTTTAAGCGGGTTTCCGGACTTATAGGCCGAATATGAACCTGTGTTTTTAGCGAAAATTTATTAGAATTTAGGAAAATGCAACAGAGGGTGTAAGTAAAATCCGCGGACAACAGCTTGTGCGCCGATATTTTATCGGAGTAAAGCGTGTCCGCGGATTTTATATAAATTTAGTGATGAGAGAAAAGAATACACCACGCATTGCGTGAAAGCAATACTAGTGCTATTATTAATAATAATGCAATGTGAGGTACTATATGGAACCATTTGAAATAATAAGAACACTACGAAATGAAACTGGATTATCACGAAAAGACTTTGCTGAGAATTTAGGTATTCCTCTTCGAACAATGGAAGATTGGGAAGCAGGAAGGAGAAAACCGCCGGAATATGTTCTTAGGCTTCTTATGTATCAGGTTCGGTTGCAGGTGCATCAAATTCAGAATAATAAAAAAGACCGAAATATTGATATCATCACCGATGTAAATGGCAATAAAATTGTTATGATTAATGATAAAATATTCAGGGGACAGGATAAGAATGATTGGGAAGAAGTAGAAGAATACTTGATGCAATTTGTGGGAGAATGCTATGAAATCGAAGCATCTTCTGAAATTATCTATATAGGAAAAGATTTTCCGGATGAATTTTCAAATTCCAAGCAGCGAATATCACTGAAAGGGGCAAATCGAAAGGCTAAAGCAAATGCTGCACAGGGTATCCCCGAGCTGATTAAAATTGCTGTTGATCCGGTTTACGAGGCGAATAAAGAATCCAAGCATGATCAGGATGCAAAATATGGATGGTATCGGTATTGGGTAAGATTTGGTATCCCGGTCTTTGATGACAAGACAGATGAAATTGTCAGATACAATATATTTAAGGCTAGGATGCTTGTCAGGTATTCGGAAGATGGAAATAAATATTTGTATGATTTTTTGACAATAAAAAAAGAAAACGAGCAGCCCGTGTGAACGGTGAAAACCCATTTCCTTAATCGTTACTCTATCATAAACCATTATTTTTGTCAATAACGGACGGAAGTCTTGGATGATTACAGCTGTATAAATAATGATTATTAAGAGTAAATGTGCCCATATTAATTAATAGAATGATTTTATATGAGGAGGCGTATACCAATGATAGATTTGAATACATTCAAAAAAATACAGAGTGACCAGTTGCCTTTGTTAACACTTGATGAATTTTTTAATGGAAATAAAGAAGAGGACTCCATTGCACCGAATCAATGGGGAGAGGGACGCCCTGCACTTCAGGAGATGTGGAAAATGTTCCAGAACATAGAGAAAATGCCTAATGCAGCATGGGTGCGTGTTGCATTACATGATGACACTGAAATAATAGAAGTAGATGGAAATGAAAAATTAATTCTTGCTGGGGAATCGATTGTAGTCTGCACAACGATGTCTTCTGAGGAGCTAGAACAAACAGCAAATTGTGAATGGCTGTGTTCCGATGGAGTAATTGAGATGGACATTGATGATATTCATAGCTATTATTCATGTGTTCCATCAATTCCCGAAGAGCATACCTGTCTGGAAATTGTATGGGATTAATTAAAGTTATGGAGGTGTTAGAACTTGCCTAGAGGTAAGAAACTCGGAGATATTGTAACGGTTTCTATCATTCGATTGATGAACTAAATTATAATGTAGGATACTTTCGTTTTATCTGTCTGTATAGACCGGATATTAATAAGCTAAAAACAGTCGCTAACATACCATTTGATAATGACGAAGAAGCGTGGCCGCCAGATACTGTCATGGTGGATGGAATTACCGGAAGAGGAAGACGCTATCATCACGGAGAAATATATCAATGCACCTACGAAGAATGTAAAGATTTGGAAATTACGGCAGTGTGGCATACTAGCAATATGATTGACATGCTGATGGGTGATGATAAATGGGATAGAAGTATGGGTAGACCGCAAAATATCAGCAATGAAGAAGCTCAGAGAATCAGCGACGAATTAAACAGAAAAATGGGATACAATGTAAAAAATGAACAATACAGTAAATACAATAGATTTAAATGAAAATAGTTTTCGCCGATTGTAAAATGAAGTTGGACAAATGAAAAATAAAAAAGCTCATTAGGCATATTCTTTGATAGAATGTTAGTTGACTAGAAAAACACTTCAAAGGAGTATGCTAATGAGCCAATCACATTCTACCACACTTTCACACAAAAAAGGAGCACACCTTACATTTGAGGAACGTGTTATTATTCAACTTCGTTTAAAGGATCATTACTCAATTCGAGCAATCGCCAAAGAAATCGGCTGTTCTCCGACAACTGTATCGAATGAGATCAAGCGAGGAACAGTTCTTATGTATAAGAATCATTCTCCGCATTATCGTGCGAAGGCCGGTCAGGAAAAATATGAAGCTAACAGACTTCGCTCGTGCAGGAACTATGATTTCATAAAGAAATCTTCATTCATACACTATGTATCAAAACATTTCTTTGAGGATTCATGGTCATTGGATGCCTGCTATGGCAGAGCTTTGCTTGATCATGCTTTTACACGTGAAGAAATGGT